GATATTTTCAAAAATTGCAAATCCTCGAGAATCGTGCAGGTTTGACACTTCAAGATGTAACCAACCCGCTCGGCAGCGGCTGCGATGATCCCAGGCATATCGCTCAAGCGACGTTCTGCATACGGTGGCATAACATCGCACACGGAAGCGAATATCCCGAAATTTGCGCAATTATTGATCGAAGTAGTCAACACAGAACCCGAGTAAAGTGTGTAGTATTTCGGTTTTAAGACGACCTTGCGACGTTTCCTCTTACACTCGGCGTCAGCATAAGAAGTAATAACACACTCGGCTAAACATTGCTCAAAAGTGCCATCCACGTCACGACGGTCCAAACCGCCCGCGCGCATGATGTCACGCAACAAAAGAAACACGGGGTCATAATTCGACCCATCACATGCACTAATGTCTGTGTTTGCAACATACCTCCCCTCTGGTGTGTTGATGCCAATAATGGCATCGTCGCTAAAGCATCTCAATGCTATATCATATCTATCCTCCCACACATCCTGGAAGGCAGACGCCATCACCTCCTGCTCCGGTGACTTAACGAATTGGTACGAACAACCATCCACTACGAAGTTCTGGGCAAAGGATTCCTTCACCAAGTCCATCATATAACCCCCTTGAGCAGCTCCTATGCTACCCAAATCTGCTGTCGCTCGCAAGTACTTGCCGGGCGGTAACTTCTCACCCGGTTTGCACACATACTTGACATATCCATGATTTCCAAGCCAGACTCGAGATAACAACGCGCCGCTGAGAGCCAACTCAGCGTGGGTACGCTCGCGCAATTTCCTCTTGGGATGTGGGGCATGAACCCACACTTCCCGAGCCTCCTCAGACAACAAATCACTTCTATGGCCAAGTAGCCAACTCGCTTTGTCACACATAAACCTATCAAAAATCTTAGCGGCGCCAAAATTACGGAATTGATTGTCTCGCAACGCCTCGTGAAAACCTATTCGGTCGGGTTCGCGTGCACAGGTCAAGCGTGTGACCGCTCCGCGCAAACCAACGTCATCCAGTTTAAACTTACGTACGGCGTGACAAAAGACGGGTCCGAAGACTGTCTCGTATTCCTTATATTTCAGCATCTCCTCGCCAAAATCAAGCCCCTCCATCGAAAACCAATTCCGCCCTTTCACCAACCAAAAGCGGCCTCCGTCTCGATAAGGTTTCACGGTTGGGCACCGAGTGGAATATGCCCTGTGAACCTTGAAATATCTGCACTCGTAGAGACGCCGCAATCAGTAACTGCTGCGCCCGAGGACGGGGAGCGAACTATGTAAGATAGCTCTAGCTCCCCGCGCTTTCTTCAGTTGCATTGTCTGCACGATGTAGATGGCGGTGTTACCCACTATATCCAAATCGACGAGTACGTTAACATCCGCCTGATATTTACGCACTCGCTCTGCCAACAAATGTTCAACCTGTCTCAGCGACCGCTCGTGGACCTCATTGCTGAACAACTCTATCAATGTCTCTCTAGCAAGTAGTGGATAAATGTGGCGACGAGCGATCCACCTATAGCCCAACTGGACCATAAGATTGTCGCGGTGGCGCGCACTATTTATCTCCTGCACATCTGGATCATTGACGTCGATGCCCAACATGTCAGCCTCGGGACTCACGGTTCCATACTCCATGCACTGTTTTCGAACCCACAAATAGCCTAAATAGCCTCCATACACTAATAGACCAACACCTAACAAAGTGGGCTCGAAATAGCCAACCAAACCTCCAATCCCAGCACCTGCAACACCTTGCTCAACGGTGATGCGACTTTGCGCCGCTACCGGAGCACCGTAATAAAGGTCAACAGCAACTGGCATCCATGGTGCAGGCTGCCGCGCAACTGCGAGCGGCACCGGTGGAGCCAAAAAGGCGTGTGTTAACCAAAAAGGTACAGTGTTGGGTGGAAGAATATGAATGTTGTTGACGTGGTCAAGTACCTTACTCACCTTACATGACGAAACATCAGAGTGCACGCTGCACGAGACGGTAGAGACAATATGACCAAGGTCAATTATCTTCTCATTCAATCGTACAGCAAAACATTCAGTGCAGGTCCAACAACCGCAATTCCAGTGGAACCCTTGCCGTGGATTCAACAATGGATTACCAGCCGCTGGTGGCACTAAAACCTCACTACATTCCGCACATATGGCGTTCGGGGGTAGAATTGGAAGCGCGGGACGGGCAGCTCGTGCCTGCCCAGGACGTTGATGACCGGCACGTTGAAGGTTTGCTGCGTTAACCGCCGCATTCCCTCCCCGCCCATGGCCACCACCCCCCACATGCG